TAGAAATACATTCCAGAGGTAGAGACAACACACCAGAAAGAATTGAAGCTAAATTTAATAGATTAGTAATATTTGATGCAGGTAACCACTTACATAGAGTAACAGAGGTAACTAGAGGTGTTAGATATGCTATTGCAATTAACATTTGGCAAAGTGAATTAGTAGCAGTTAAAGAAGGAACAATAACAATAGAGTAATGAAAATAATGTTTTATGTCGGCTATGCTAATCCGAAATGGAATAGTCAAACTTGGGTTGATAAAGGTATAGGTGGAAGTGAATATTGTGTTATTAAACTAAGTGAGGAATTAGCTAAAAGAGGACATAGCGTTTATGTAGTAGGTGATGTTGAAGGTTGTTATGTAAATAAAGTAACTTACATTCATCATGATGTGATAATAAATCAAGGCAATAATAGAGGAGTTAATGCAATTGCGTTTGTAGATTTTGATTGGGTAATAGCTATTAACTATATTAATTATATGAAAGTCTTAGATGATTGTAATATCAATTTCGAAAAATCATTATTTTGGGTTCACAATGAGTATTGGCATAATTATTATAAAGGTAGGGAATTAAGTAATGATGAGATAGTAGCAACATTACATGATGAGAGATTAACTAAAATGATATGTGTGAGTGAATGGCAAGTACCTTTAATTAAAAAAGAAGTGAACAAAGCTCTTGGTTACACACCTAACAATGATCATACGTATATACAAGTAATAAATAATGCTATTGATCCTAGTGATTGGGAATTTATTGAAGACACTAAAGTTAAAAATAGGTTTATTTATAGCAGTGCAACAGATAGGGGGTTAGATAATTTACTTGCTATGTGGCCTCAAATAAAACAAGGATTACCAGATGCTACTTTGGTTGTTTGTTGTCCGCCTTATAGTGAGAAATGGGGTCATGTTCCAGGTGAGCAAGATGGTGTGACTTGGAAGGGAGCCTTAGCGCCAGATGACTTGTATAGGGAAATCAGTAAAGCAGAGTATTGGTTATATCCTAGTAAGTACCCAGAAACGTATTGTATAACTGCCTTGGAAATGATGATGGGTGGAGTTAAAATATGTTCTACAAATACGGGTAATTTAGATTCATTGTTAGTAGGCAAGGGGAAAATAATTGATAGTGGGAGGATAGATTCGGATGTGAGGCAATTGATGATTGATGTTATATTCAGGGATAATGGTTCGTGTCATGATGATAAGGAGTTTCACTATAAGTGGTATGAGCAAACGGCGATAAATAAGTTTTGGGTGATGAATCAATCGTGGGATAAGCGAGTAAATGAATGGTTACAATTAATGAATACGCTGTAGAATCCGTGTGTAGTAGCCTGGGTTTTATATTCAAATGATGACGTGGCTTGGGAAAGCTTTGTAAGCAAATAACATAATAGACATTTTAAAACGCATGATAAGCGATGCGTTTACAATTCATTCGTGAACGTATGGGAATTTAGATCTACGTATGTCCTTAGTTATTAATATTTGAATATTGTAATATAAAAACATAGTTATGTATGGAAAGTTGGATATATAGTGCCGAGGATAATTTGAAGTGGGTGTTAACCCCTTTATTCCGCGCAGCCAACCCTTTCGAGCTAAACGAAAGTATATACGTGAACCGCGATTGTTCATGACTCTCCCGCGGAGATATTTGGAGAACACAGGGATTTGTCGTATATTTACAGGGTAAATAATTAAAACAATTAAGGTTATGTTAAATAGAACAGTAAAATTAAAAAAAGGTATTGGTGGTAATGTAGTAAAACGTTTTAAGCCAACTACAATGGTAATGGATGATTTTAAATTCAATCCAGAATTATTCGTACCAATGAAAACGAATAAAAAAATTGATAATCTATTATCTAGTGAAGGTGGTTTAATGAAAGGTACTAACGTAGCATTCGTTGGTGATCCTGGAGTTGGTAAAACAACTGTATTATTAGATATACTATCAGACCTAAAATCCAACGGTAATAAAACATTATTCATATCAGGTGAGATGAACCAAATTGATATGGTTGGAATGGTTAAGCGATTCCCTAAATTCGGTCAGTTGCCTATTTTATTTATGGGTGATTGGATTGAGCATGATCCACTTGTTATATTAAAATCTATATTACATGAAGGTTGGGATGCAGTGTTAGTTGATTCATTTGCTGAATTAGCAGTTGCGGTAGTAGATTTTCATGGTGGTACAATGAAGAATGCTGAAACAAAGTTACTTAATATATTTGAGAAACATAATAAAGCAGAAAACGCTAGTAATAGAAATACTTGTTTTATGATTATTCAACAGGTAACTAAAGGTGGTGAGTTTGCTGGTTCAAATAGATTTAAACATATGATTACTGCTATGGCGCATATGAAGTTTAATGCTGAGGGAGGTAGAGCGATATGGTTTAGTAAGAATAGACGTGGTGGTGAAATGAATAAGCAATTCTTCAGTTTAGATACCGCGAAACATGTCGGGTGGTTATTTACCGAGCCATTGAATATGGCAATATAACCTTTAATTATTTACATTGGTACTTACTTGGTACCGAATACCTAGAGGGGCGCATCCGCGCCCTTCTGTTATCTATACTTATTACTATATGCTTTATAACCCCCGGTATAAATATGTGGGCGGTACACCTTTATAACCTATACCTGTATACTTACTTACTACCATATTCTATATATATACCGTACGCCATATTATGTACATAATCCACGCGCACTAATGTCCATATATGCGTGTATACGTCTTAAAAAGGTTGGGGGCCATTTATAACTCGAACACGATCTTACACATCGATTGGTATATACAAATATATACGTAAATAATGGAAACTCCCATATAACAATTTGGCGATTTTAATCCGGAATTATATATGTATAGTAAATATATTTATATAAATAATTTATGAACTCAACACCTAACCAAGACAATGGAAATACCCAGTTAAATTCAATTAGAAATGATTTTAACTCACGCGTAGATCGTAAGAAATATTTAGGAGCTACACCACGTGTTTATTGGAATTCATCCAGACGCTTTAGAACCATTTAAATGCCAGTAAAAATTAAACCTAGTACTAAAGAATATAAGAGAGATAGAAATAATCGTATGACTAATCAGTGGACGTGGAGACATTATACAGTTAGTAATACTACTACAGAAGAACTCTTAAAGTACTATAGAACGTTACCAAGAAAAAAGAACGTTATAGCCAAAGAATTAGAACGAAGAGGAGTTAGTTTTTAGGTTTACTTTTACCCATTTCCCATCCTTGTATAAAAAGTGATCGTTTCCCACTTTTTTTCGAAACTCACTAATGAACGTTTCACGATTTTTACTATTTTTTCGCATCGATAAAGTATATACTAATATCTTGATAGTAAATTAGGATCGTTCCTCAAAGCATCCAACGTATCACTCGTTCGTTTAATCGAAGCTTCCACCGATTTAAAATGCGTATCACACTTAACTTGCTCCATACTAAACACTTCTTGTAAACGCTTCAATTCCTTATTTATATTATTCAGCTTTTGATTCTGCTTCGTCACCGAATTATAAGAATCCTTCTTCATATCTGAATTAATATCACCAATATACGCCTCTATTTCTCCCAGCTTTTCTTTATAATCTGCTTCTCGTAAAGAGGAGATATTTAGGTGATGTTGAAGCCGATCCAGCATGTGATCATTTTGTTTGCTTATCTTATCGCCTTTATATAGCAACCAAGCAATACTAACGGAGATAACTCCAAAACCATAAAAAATAATTAATTCCATATTATTATTGTTTATCTAACCATTGATTTAATTCCCACATTGCCGAAGTAGTTATGGTATCAATGCATTTACCATTTTTAAAGCATGCCCACCAAGGCCATTGATCGGGTTCTTTAGGTAGTAATCCCATGGACTTTGGATATATCCACCTTCCCATTTGATCTTCTGCTTCTATATACACAAATATACTATCACTATTTTGGGAAGCCAAACTATTTAGGTATTTTTCTAAAATAATTCTGCACCAACCACAAAATCTTGAACCAAACATTACTATGACCTTCTTTTCGTTTTCAACGATGGTCTTAAGATTGTCCGTTTTCAAGTGTATATACTGATTTTGCATTACTTCTTTTTCACTTTCCCCTTCTTAGTAATTCGTAATTGTCCTTGATTAACCCCTATAAGGGCATCATATACAAATCTAAAATGTCTAATTTTTCTTTTTATCCAATTAATCATAATGTGTCCCACAATATACGAAAGATCCCGTGCCAATCCAAATAATCTTGTGTATCTTATGGTTATATAGTATATATGTATAGCTGGATGATGTATTGTATAAGAGAGACAGAGTTTGGTTTGAAGTAATATTTATGATAAATTATAGTTTATGAAAAGTACTCGTTTTAATCCTCCTATTGATTGGAAACCTACTGTTATGAATGATCAAAAAACTAGAATAAATAGATACTTTTTTGGTTTAATTGATTTAATGGGTGCTGTTGCTAACCATTTTTCTTCCCCTTTTAGAGAAAATACTAAGATGATTGAGATAGGCACTTATGGTGGTGAATCTACTTTATTATTTGCTTCTTCTTTAGCCTTTGATCACATATATTGTATTGATCCCTTTGAAGGTAAAGAGGCAATGAATAATATTAATAATAAAAAATGGGATGATGTTAAAGCAGATTTTAACCAAAATACAAAATGGTTTAATGGAGATGGAAGTAAATTAGGAGAAACTAAAGTAGAATTAATAAACGATTATAGTTATAATGTTGTAGATCAATTTGAAGATAAGAGTATAGATTTTATCTATATTGATGGAAGTCATGATTTAAAAGATATAAAGAGAGACATAGATTTGTATCTACCAAAAGTAAAAGATAGTTCTTTTATTGGTGGTCATGATTATAATTGGCCCGGTGTAGAAGGTTTAATTAAATCATATGGAAAAGAAGTTTTCCATTTTGGTGATGAAAGTTGGGTAATTAAAGTAATATGAGTAGATTAAATAAATTAATAAATGCATTTGGTAATCTTCCCGCAATTGCAGAAGGTATTAAGAATAGAGTATTCACTAAGAAGGATGTTGAAGATATAGCTTGGAGAAGATGGGAAATATGTACTCAATGTGAATTATTTGATACAAAAGGAAATCATTGTGCAATGCCTGGTACAGCTCCTTGTTGTGCTGATTGTGGTTGTATATTAAATTTAAAAGTAAGATCATTATCATCATCATGCCCTAAAGGTAAATGGGCAGCATTTATGGATGAAGAAATGGAAGAAGAATTAGATAAAACATTATGAATATAGGTTTTGGAAGAAATTATGTCATTAACTTAGAAAGACATAAACATAGAAGAAAAAGAACTTTAGAATTATTAGGGAATGATAATACTACTGTTATTACTGCTCTTGATGGTAAGAAACTTCAACATGATAAAGAATTTATTAAAAATAACTTAGCACCAGTTGTTATTGATCCTAATGGTTGGTGGACTGTTGGAATTATTTGTTGTGCTTTATCCCATAGAATGGCTTGGAAAGAATTTTTAGATAGTGGAGATGAAACGGCTTGTTTTTTTGAAGATGATATTGTTAAATCTTCAGAATTTAATTATGAAACTATTGAAGAAATAAGGGATGGAGTAGAAGAAAAAAATTGGGGTTGTATATTTCTAGGTAAATATGATAAAAGAATTAAATTAGTAGATGATGTTAATTATAGACCTTTACATGGTAGAACAACATGGGGTGCGTATAGACGTTTTATACCTAATCAATGGGCTGCTCATGCTTACATTTTAAATAGAAAAGGAGCTCAGTGGCTCTATAATAATCAACTTCCAGTAAATAAAGCTTTAGATGTTTATCTTGAACATTTACCTTTTGATATTTACGCACCTAGGAAAAATCAATTTGAACAAGTAAGATGGGTTAGAAAACAAAAGGAGGAGTATTTATCTTTTATTGATATGGCAGAGGAAGATATTGAAGATTATACTTCACATACAGCTAGTGATGGTGTTTGGAAAGATAAAAGATTTGTATTAGGTCAAAACTTACCTAAACCTAGTATTGAATTAAAAAGTTTTAAAATACCTAAATTTAATGCTTCTTTTTCTGGGTATCAATTTACTTATAATATATAATATTTATAATAAAATATTTTATGCCTAATTATTCTGGAGCACAATTAAAAGGAGCAGGGCAACCAATCCCAGCACTAACCAAAAACACACAATATACTTTTGTAATGGTAGTACCTACAGATTTAAGTGGGTCGGGTTATTTTACAGTAGAAACTGTTAGAAATGCAACTGGTTCTTATGCTGGTCAAGAAAAAAATGCTTCAGGTTCATATGCTACATTAGTTAATATTCCTTCAGGTGGTTTAATTAAAGATGATTATAAATCATCAATTGTAGTACATAAAACTTCCCCAATAGCTGTATCCTATAAATTTACTCCTGCAGTAAATGTTGCCGTAAGTTCTTCAATGTTAAGAAGTACAGGTAATATAGGTGTTCAGATTAGTTAATATGACGTTAATATGACGCTTTAAAAGTAATGCACAGGAAACTTGGCTCCCCAGGAGACTGTTCGTATATTTATAGCATAAATAATTAAAAATAATAAAGGTTATGTCAAATTTAGATCAAGTGTTAGAATTCATTAAAAATTCAGATCAATCAGAAATTAATAAAATTAGAGATGCTGTTTCTATTCGTAGATCAGAATTACAGTATTCTGCTAAAATGTCATTTAGTATTGGAGATATTGTTGGTATAGATCATAAGAAAATAGATCCTAATCAAAATTTTAGAGTTATTAAAATTAATAATAAGAATATTAAAGTTCAAGCTAGTGATGTTGGTGATGGTAGAGTTGGAGGAATATATACAGTTTCACCAAGTTTACTTGTAAGAAAATAAAAAGTAATGCGCAGGGAGCTTGGCTGTACAGGCTCCCTTTCGTATATTTACGGTATATTAATAATTAAAAAAAAATAAAAGTTATGTTAGATTTACAAAGTACAAATTATAAGAGTAAAGATGAGTTAAGAGAAATCGCTCCAAGTATTTTCTCAACTAAGCCTTCTCCTGAGGTATCAAAGAAATATTCACACATTCCAACTGATAAATTAATTGATGATATGGATTTATTAGGATGGAAAGTTATTGATGCTAAAGAAGTTAATGCTAGAACAAAAGGTACTAAAGGTTTCCAAAAACACCTTGTAGTATTTAGAAATCCAGATATTGTAATTAATCAGATGCCTAATGATATTAGAGAATCAATTACTTCTCCTACAGGTTATAGAAGAACTGATGGTACATTCGCAAAGAAAAACCCAATTGATACTGTTTTTCCACAAATATTATTAACTAATTCACATGATGGTAAAAATGCATTTACCTTTACTGCTGGTTTATTTAGAATGGTTTGTGAAAATGGTTTAGTTGTTTCTACTAATGAATTTGAAAAAGTAGCAATTAGACATATGGGATATGATTTTGAAGAATTACAAAAACAAGTTACTGAAATGACTGAGAGATTACCATTAACAGTAGAATCAATGAATAAAATGATTGATACTAAAATGGAGCAAAAGTCAATTTTAAAATTTGCTAAGGATATGCTTGCAGTTAGATTCCCAGAGGATGAATTAAGAAGAATTACTATTGATATGGATGAATTTATTACTCCAGTTAGACCTGAAGATAAAGGTGATGATTTATGGAGTGTATTTAATGTAATCCAAGAAAAAATCATTGAAGGTGATTTTGATTATACAATAGGTACTAAACATAGAAAAGCTAGACAGATTAAAAACTTTAAACAAGATATGGATCTGAATAGTAAAATGTTTGATATTGCACTTGAATACGCACAAGCATAATGAATAGGTTTTTATTAATATTAGGTTTTGGTTTTCTCCTTGCTAGTTGTAGTAAGGAGGAGATCGCTCCCTATCCATGTTTAGATGGGGATTGTAATTCAAGATTTTATATTGATGAATTAGTTCAACCCAATGCATATCAAGATGCAAACGGTTATTGGCATATTGAATTTTATGGGCCAAAATATTTTACTATTAGAGGGGAATTAGATGAATTAGCTGATCATTATGTTATTAATGATGTTCCTTTAATTATGACTGAATATGATTCTGATTATTGGATCGCTTTTGATAGTATTACTTTTACTGTACCTACTTATTCAGTTTTAAGTTGGTTTACTGGGGGAGGATATAATAATCCAGTACCTGTAGGTAATTTAGAATACACACTTACTGATTTAGCTCAGATACAACCTCCATTAAATATTGCAGGATATCAAATACAAAAGAATTTTTGTTGGGAATGTCCTTATGCAGTTACTTTATTAGGAACTAATAGTAGATATAATTATAACCCCAGACAGCAGTTTTATTTAGATAATACTATGGTTGGAGATACATTAAAAATATTTACTAAAACAACTTATAATATTGATATGGGTGAAAGAGTAGTTACTGAAGAAATGTTTAATATAATAGTACACTAATGGCAAAATATAAAATAGAATATCTTGTTGGTGAAGCCAAAAGATGCAAAAATGGAAGAAAAATTGGTGATACGATTGTTAAAAAGGAAATAATAATCGAAGCCGATACTTACGCTAATTTGGAAATAGAATTAGCACAAAATCATAGATATATGAAAAAAAGATTAAGTATAAATAAATTAAATTAATTATGAATAAAATAGAATTAGAAAAGCACAAAGTAGAATTAATAAATGATTTAATGGCTACTGTTACTATTTCAGAGGAACTTTGGAGTTACCATCCAGATAATCCTAAAAGACTTCCAATTAAGGAAGAATATGATAAATTACAACAGATTAAAGTAGACATTGAGAAAGAAATTGAAGATGTAGAAGATAAATTAAGGGAATATATTGAGGTTCCTGATTCTACTGAATTAGATAATCAATGGGCTAACGAATCAGAATAATATGTTAATTGTAAAAATTAGAAAAAACGAAAACATTAACCAGGCCCTAAAACGTTTTAAACGTAAATTTAGGGATACTGGTGTAGTAAAAGAAATTAGGAAAAGAAAGGAATTTATTAAACCTTCTGCTCTTAAAAGAAAACAAAAACTAAAAGCTATACATAAAGCCAAATTCTTGGCAAAAAATGAAGATTAATTTAATATTTATAATTAAATAATCATCATGTTTAAATATAATGCTAAAGTAATTAGGGTAGTTGATGGCGATACTGTTGATGCTCTTGTCGATTTAGGTTTTAGTACCTTCAAAAAAGTTAGAATTAGAATGATGGGAATAAATGCCCCAGAATCAAGAACAAGAGATATGGAAGAAAAAGCTAAAGGATTAGCTGCAAAAATCAGATTAGAAGAATTATTAGAAGAAGAAAAATTTATTTTAGAATCTCATGGAGTAGGTAAATTTGGAAGATGTTTAGGAACTTTACATGTTGATGATGTTAACGTTAATAAAACATTAGTAGAAGAAGGTCATGCTTGGGAATATTACGGTGGTAAAAGATGATAGATAAAAATAAATTATTTCAATTATTCGGAAGTCCAGAAGAAAAAGAGGACGCTCAGGTGTTAATTAACCTTGAGAAAGATTTTTTAGAAAAACCATTTGCCAAAATTGGTATGTTTACAAAACTTATAGTAAATAATTGGGTTTTTCACCAAAAATTACAACAATTCTTATCAAAAGAACAACCTAACTATGATATTGAAGATACTAAACGAGCTTCAGATTTTACAGTATACAATAGGGCATGGCATTATATTAGAAAAATCAATATTGATGATGAAAATGATTTAAAAGCTATAATTGAATTTAAAAAAGATCCATTTCTTCAAGCATTAGAGGCAGCACTTGAATATTTTTCAGATCCAGAAATTGAACAATATGAAAGATGCGCGTTTTTACTTAAAATAATCAAAATAAAAAAAGAAGTTTAAAATTCCGTGCCTCCCCAATCTATTTTATATACCTTGGAATCACGGGTTGTTTAAAAAATGGGATGAGAAATAAGGCGTAACCCGGGGGGAAGGAAAAACATTAATTAAATTATAAAACAGTTATGAAACTATCAGCAGAACAAATTCAATCAAATTGGGAAGTATTCCTAAATAACATTAAAACACACATCTCAGGTAATAGGGGAGATCAATTATATAAATTTTATCAAAGATACGAAGATAGAATTATACTAATGCCAGCAGCACATAAAAAAGAATACCATTCAGCTTTTCCAGGTGGATATGTTCATCATGTTAATAGAGTTGTAGATGCTGCTTTGCAGTTGCTTCCTATATGGGAAAATTTAGGTTGTGATATGTCTACATTTACAAAAGAAGAATTAGTATTTTCTGCTATAAACCACGATTTAGGTAAAATGGGTGATAAAGATAATGAAGCTTATATACCTCAAACTGATCAATGGAGAAGAGATAAATTAGGTGAAGATTATATGTTTAATAAGAAAGTACCTTATTGTTCTGTCCCAGATAGAAGTTTATTTTTATTACAACAACACGACATTCAGGTTTCTTTTAATGAAATGTTATCAATTAAAACCCATGATGGATTATATGATGAAGCAAATAAAAAATATTTGTTTGCCTACATGCCAGAACAAAAACCACGTACTTCTTTACCATTTATTCTACACCAAGCTGATTTAATGGCTGCCAGATTAGAATTTGAAATGGAGTGGTTACCAAAATTTTCTAAAGATAATTTGGAGGAGCAAAAAAAGGTTACTACATTAAATAATAATAAAAAAACATCTACTAAAAATAGAGCGTTAAACACTGTAAAAAGTGAAGGTTTAAAAAATATGTTAGATAATTTATAAGATGATTTTAGAATTAATAATTGGTTTTTTAAGTTTAATTATTGTTGTATTTGTTTATACAACATTCAATTTAATGCGTAAAGTAGAAAAAATTGAGGACGTAGTCATACGATATGATAGATTCATATCAGAGTATAGTAAACAGATAGAAAATACTGAAAATCGTTTAAAAGAAATAGACGCTAAAGGTACTTTTAAAAGTGATGATGAAATTGGTTGGTTTTTTAAACAAATAAAAAGGTTACAAGATGATGTATCAAGATTTAAAGTCGACTAATGGCAAGAAAAAGAAGAAAAAAGAGTAAAAATTACTTTACTCAGGATACAGAAGATGCTATTGTATTATATAATAACACTTCAGATCCAGAAAAAAGATCTAAAATATACGAAGCGCGAATTCATTACGCGTTTTTTAAGTTAACGGAAAATATTATTCATACGTTTAAATTTTACCATACTGAGGTAAATAATTTAGAACACTTACAACATGAAATTATTACTTTTCTATTAACAAAAATGCATTTATTTGATCCAAGTAAGGGAGCTAAAGCATACTCTTATTTTGGTACCATTGTTAAAAGATGGTTAATACTTTATAATACTAAAAATTATAATAAAAAAATTAAAAAAGTACCTACTGATACTTTATTAAAAGAAAATTCAACCTATGTTTGGAATAATGTAGATAATTATAATAAGAAAAAAGATGAATTAAGTGAATATATTGATTTGTTTGTTGATTATACTACTGAAAACATATTAGAATTATTTCCAAAAAAGAATGATGCTCAAATAGCTGATGCAATTTTAGAATTATTTAGAAAAAGAGAAGTATTAGAAGTATTTAATAAAAAAGCACTTTATATCTACATTCGTGAAATGGTAGAAGTAAAAACTCCAAAAATTACTAAAATAGCCGATAAACTTTACGATATCTTTAAGAGTAATTATATACATTTCTTAGAACACGGTTATACTAGATTCCAATAAATTTATTGGTATAATATTTATAACCAAAACATTATGGCAAATTTAGATAACATAGTATTTGGAAAGAAAAAATTCTCCGATATTTTAGGTGAAATTTACCAAAATCAAAAGAAAAAAGAAACCCAAATAAGTGGATTAATTTCAGAATTAAAACCATTAGTTTCTGACATTGGAGATGCAACTTTAATTGTTCCTTTAATAAAAGATTATTTAGAAATTGGCGTTCGTAACGATGAACAATTAATTAAAATGGCTACTATAGTACAGCGTGCGCTTAATGCTAGTAGCGGTGAAGATGCGTTGGGAATAACTGAGGCAGAAAAAGAGGAATTAATGG